AATCGTTTTTTATTTTAGTTATGCTTCTAAAATCCCCTCTATTACCTTTTGGGAAGTTTCCAATATCTTTACATTTTAATGCGGCTACCTCTATAAACTCAACAATACCAGATGAATTTTTTACAGTTATATTTATTCTATTATCAGAAGACTGGTTGTTTTGTTGGGGTATATTATTCATACTAGCTTGAGAGGGAACAACATCACTAACAGGAGACCACGCACTCATCTCTTTATCATAAAAGTGGTATCTATACTTAAATTGCCACATATGTCCATGTAGATTGTTTTTCTTAAAATTAGGATCTGTTAAATATGTATATGTAGGAAAATCAAGAGGAGGTCTTTTAATAACCTCTACATATTGCTTTTTCTTTGCAGATGGATAAGTTGGGTTATATAATTCATATGGATAATAATCTTTTAAAGAATACCCAGTAATAATCCCCTCTTCATTTACTTGGTATGGCCCCACTATCCCATCAATCAACCCCATGCTTTTTTTAGATTTTCTCACGTTAATTGAATTAGGTTCTCCATATTGCCTTGAGGTCCAATATAAAACATCCCCTATTTTATCTATATCATTTATTAAAAAATGCTCACTCCAACTAAACACACTTGTTCCTGGATTACCACTGTCTCTAAAAATTGTTTCTATTCCATTATTGTGTAAATCATACCTTAATATATGATGAAGCCCTGCATCAAGATCACTAGCAATCATATAATATATTTTATCATCTTTTGTGTCCTCATAAGTCCCTATACAAGTGTAGTTTACAGGAGTTATTACGGGGTGTTGACCTAAATCAGTTAAAGCCATAAAACCCCCTTCCATATAATTTTTATCTGCCTCATCAACTATATTCCATCCCATAGAAACAAATCCCTCTTCAGGAACATCTAATTGTTCACTATCTCCATATGGACCGTTTACCACATTAACCTGTGGAGATCCTTGAGTTAATATATTTAAATAAAATTGATTAACCTGAACATCACACGTTCCCTCAAACAATAAAGCGTAAGCGTATATTTGACCTGGTGTATAATCTGGATGATTTACTATACTTTCAGGATTAGAAAACCAATCCTCATCATTCCAATACTGAGAATTATTATTTATTATACTAACTGAAATACCTGCACTTGAAAATACTGCCCCATACGTTTCTAAAAACGTTGTTAAGTAAGATAATTGATTTTCAGCAGTAGATCCCTCATATTCTATAGGAGCTTGTATCTCTGGAATGTTTACCATTGATAAAGAGCTTGATATACCTATAATAAAATTAGCAGGATAAGACCCATCAGGCTCTAATTCCTCATCATACAATCCTATAGGATCATCTATAAGTTGGCCATTAAAAAATGCTTCAGAGTTATCCTGAAGAGCCCACTCCCATGCTTCTGGTACATCATTTAGCCCAGAATAATTTACATAATAATTATTAGAGGGCATAAAAAGAATCGTTCTTTGAGGAGTGCATTTACTAACAAGATTTGGAAATTCATATGGAATTGATTGAGTTCCTTTTATATTTTCCACAACACCCTCTGTATTTGCCTCCGAAGATATGTTTCTTATATTTAAAGCATAGTGGTAGTCACCATTTTTCAATAGTCTACCATCAGTGTCCCTGTCTAGTCCACCCGCAAAAATTCTTTTTAATTGTTGGCTAGGCATTTATTTAAAGTTTAGGTGCCTGCTTGAATCCTTTTCTTGTAGTCTGTAAAGCCTCTTCTTTATTAAATGACTGCATTCTAGCTCTAGCAAGCCTTTTTTGGTTATAAAATTCTTTCTTAGCAATCATTTTTTCATTCATATTAATTGCTCTTTTTCTATATATAGATCTCCAATACACATAAGCCTTTAAAGCTTCTTCAGCAAAAGTGTGTATTTTTATCTCATCTCCAGATAAACCTGTTGATCCATCTGAAATATATTCTATTATAATACTACCTGTTGCGTTTGAAAACTCAATAGTTCCCTCTTCCATATTCTCTCTATAATAACCGTTAGCATTATTTCCCCCACCTTGTCCATATCTTCCCCATATACCATCTCCAGGGATATTGTCTGTAAATATTGGAGGATCTGTTGTTGTATCACTAATTGTTGATTTAGATCCATGAACAAGATTTATTTTATTTTTTTGGCCTAAATAATTCATTTCTCCATTACCCCCAATAACTCCTATCTTAGTATAAGAAACATAATCACTAGGAAGTCTAACTGTGTTTTTATGATCTAAAGGAAGCTCTATTGTTTTTATTTGTCTTACAGTGTCAAAATTTAATTCTTTTAATCCACTTAAAGCTATTTTAAAATACCTTAAATAATCATGCTCACTAGACTTTCCTTCTTCTACAATAAGATCTTGTATAACCTCTTGAACAGAAACAAACTGTGCTGAATCTATATTATTATATTCGTACCAATTTTGATTATAAGCCATCTTTTATTTATTTAAGGTTATCATTAGTCATATCTTTTTTGGCTTGCCTCATAACACCAAGTATCTGAATAACGTTTTTAATAATAATATTAACATGGTCAGAAGGTATTGGATAGGGGTTGTTATCATCAAGGTATGATGAGTTTGATAGAAAAGTAACCGTTATTTGATTTAAATCATCTGTATTATATTTGTTATATAAATATATTGTTCTACCATGTATATAATAATAATCCCTACCACTCATTGTAACAGCTTTGTCATATAAAGTATTATACTGACCATTATTAGGCATTCTTGTGAAAGTTTTGCTTTTCTTAAACCTAGCTGGATAATACCCTTGTATATTATAAGACCCCCATTGGTTAGGGTTTCCTGTTTCCTCATCAAACCCTGCTATAAAATACATATTGTTAGGGTATATGGTTGGGGTGATTATTCCAGGTGAATTAACACTTATATTAAAACCACCTCTTTGAGTCATTTCTACAAACCATATTAAACTCCTTGGCCCACCCTCCCCATCTTGTCCAAAGTAAGTAGTTACTGGTGCCTTTGTTGTAACAGCAACATTTTGTTCTTTAGCTATTTTGTCAGCATTTTTTAAAACAAACGCCTTTGCTACATACTGAGCAGCCGCAAGAGCGGTTATAGTGCCTGTCCCATCCGCTGATATAGCGTTACCCCAATCTTCATTAGTAAAATCAACTGAATATGTAGTATTATTTATACTAACCTCTAAAGACGAATCTGATACTTGATCTTGAGAAAAAATATCTAAATCTACCACTGTATAAGTAAATCCGTGGTCTCCACCAGATTCTGCTGAGTTTATTTTAAAATTTGAAAAAGAGTAATTATATAAACCCCCAAATGCTATTGAAGAAGCTGTTACATTGGTAGTATCACTTGATGTAATTTTTAATTTAAATTCTTTTAAGAATTTTTTAAAATCAATACTATTTTTAATAGCCTGAACAAGTCCCTGCCAACTATATATAGAGTTTTTGTATTTTTTTGTATCAACATTAAAACTTATTTCATGTTCTTTGGGTTCACCATAAGATGTTCCCGTATTAAGCGTAAATGATATTATATAATTATCATCCATTTTTAAAGGACCGTTTGTAAATGTAGCAAGCGCAAGCTCTGAAGTAGTGTTCGCAATAAACCCTTCGTCTACAGAAACCTCTACCACCCTTCTTTGTCTAATTGAAGGTATATTACTTGCACCCATATTGTCATCTGTATCTACTTCATCTCCATGGAAATACGGAATTGACATAACATGTTGCACAGCCATGTCTTTTGGTAAAGACATTAAACCTTCAGGTAACATACCATACAGAAAAGATCCAGATTTAATTCCTCCATATAATTTTACGGTTTTTGATATCATGTATTGGCCTAAAATCTCTAACTCTCCTTTTGCGTTAGCAACCCCTTTAGTGTACATAGAGTCTAATATTTCAGCTTTAATTAAAGAATCCCTTTCCTGATCAACTAAAAACATTATTTCTCTTATACTAATATCTATTTCAGTGGTAGGTTCCCCTCCGCTAATTATTCTTAATATTTGTTCCGCTATACCTCTTCTTGTTGCCATTTTTTAGGATTTTTTTTGATCTTGTACTTTTGCCTCTGCATATCCTAAAGGTTCTTGATCTCTAAGAGATATACCTATATAAGAAAGCATTCTTTGAGCTATTTCACTATGTGTTTTTTCAGATAATTCTAATTCAACTGTATTAGGGCTAGATGGATTAAATACATACATATTGTTAACCATAGTATATCCCCAATGAGGTTTTTTTGGTTTTCGTATATATTCTAAAAAATAGTCGCTTCTAGAAACAGTTCCAGGAAAAGTTGAATATGAAGGAGAGGTTACTGATGACCAAGTCTGTTTTGCGGTAGTGTAAGAATCGTTTTTAAAAATCCGAAAACCACCCTCTACAACAACAGCCACAGCCTTACCACCCATTCCAGTTAGATTATACATATCAATAGGATTTAAAACACTTTCCTTTCTCATAAGATACTGATCGTGTGTTAATAGTTCAATATTATCGTAAGGAAGATCTGCAAAAGAAGAATTAAATTCGTTAAACTGAAGTTCATCAGGATTGTTTTTAGACCTTTTTAATTGTATAAAATGTAAATAATCATCTGGAGTCTGCCAAGATCCAACACCATACTTTTCTTCATTAAATTGATCTAGAAGGTATTGATAAGGAAAAGGCTCCCCTGGGTAAGCGTCATTCCAGTTGTCAATATCATCTTGGGGTATAGGTATATTATTATAACTTAACCTTTTTTGTGTCACAAGAGTGTGTATATCATCTATAACAGAATTATTTTGCTCTAAAGCTAGTGATGGTCTATCCTTAGCCTTATACCTAGCAAACCTATCGTGTATTAAATCAATTTGAGCTCTTTCAGCTAACATATTAAACTCAGAAGGTTTTATAAACCCTCTTTGTTCTTTATTTGCTATAAATTGTATAAACTTATATAACTCATCAATCGTCATATCTAAACATTTTCAACAAATATAGCAAAAAAAAAGGAGGTAACAAATTTGTACCTCCCTTATTGTTGATGTTAATTAATGTTAATTGAACTTTGATAAGTGTATCTTTATTTGATCCATAATAGAACTACCTGAATCTGTCATACATTTATCAGCTAAAAAGTCCACTGGTTTTATTCCTAATGGAACGTTTGTTATTACGGGTCTTTGGTTTCCTTGAACCCACATAACTTTTTGAGTATCCCAATCTATAACACCAAACTCCTTAGCTCTAAGTAAAGTTTGTTTAATCTCCATTTTAGGATCATCAAGTCCTGTCATAAATTTTTCAGGATCTTTTTCAGCTAAAACTTTCATATCATATCTAATCTCATCTGTAGATTTATCAATCTTTATTCCTAATACTTGAGCATATCCTAATAATTTATCTAAAGGCATCTCAAAAACCGTCTTTAAAGCATCCATTGATTTAATCTCTTTAGCCATTTTTTCTTTAGCTTCTTTTTCAAAATCTAATCTTTTAAATACTGGTGCAGAATTTTTCATCCTATTAGGGTTACTAGCATTTGCATTACAAGCATCTAAATAACTTTTTAAAGTAGGGTTTGTATAATCAACCATTAACATTCCATTATTAAATGTAATAGGTGACTTAACTTTTGAATCCTCTTTTTGTTCATCCTCAAATATAGACGGCTCTCCAGGTATATATCTTATCTTTCTATTTACACTCTTAGCCTCATCAAATATAATATCTTCAGCTTTTATCATGTGAACAATAGGGAATTTAACTTTACCAGTCTTTCTATCTACACCTTCTTTGTATAATCTATATGTAGTTACTGATTTTTTGCTTTTCTTAAAACCTCGATTAAGGTTTTTTATTCCGTGAGTGTTTGTTTTTTTAACTGGCTTTTCTGCCACTGGAGTCTCAATAGTTGTAGTAACCACTGGCTCCTTAACTTTTGTAGTTTTTTTTGTAGTCATTGTATTAAAAATTAAATTAAATTAAAATTAAAACATCTTGGAGGAGGAGAAACTCCCCCTCCTTAATGTGTTCTTTATCCTGCCTATATATCATTTCAAGACAGTTAGTAATTAGAATTAGTCAGCAGGTGCTATTTGATCCACAACATGGATTCCTGTAATATTGCTATCAACAGACTCACCAGTTACAGCATCATAAACAACGATAAAACCATTATTTCTTGATACAGGCTCGTTAGCTGCCTCAGCAATACTCATCATGATATCTTTTGCGGTAAAATCACCACAATCCAATACCACAACATCAATATTATCACTACCAGCTTCATCTTCTGCGACACCAATAGACTTCTTCATTGGTTTGAAAAACAATGAGCATCTACCACTTGCACCAGTAACAACACCAACAGTTGATGAATCACCAACAACTATGCCATGTAAAGTGCTAAGTGGGTACATAACAGAACCATTACCTGGATCATCGTCATTAGCCAACGTACTGTCTTTTCTAAAATATAAATACTTTTCCATTTTTATATAAAATTTATAAGGTTAATAATTAAGATTTCTTGATTAACATGTATCTGTTAGCCGCAAATCCTTCAAAACCTCTTTCACATCTGTAGTGCGATTGTAGCACGTCAGTAGTGTTAGTTTTGTTTTGTAGAACAGCAGAACCAGTTAACCAGTGCTCCATATCTCTAGAATAACCATTAGCAGCTTTATATCGTATTCTTAACGATGGAATACTTTCACCAGACTTAGCATCTTTTTGCATATCCATAGGAATACAAACACCATATCCGTTGTAGTTAAATCCAGAAGCTCCTAATAATCTAGGGTGGTTAAATAAATCATAAGTTTTCTTATGGAATGTATAACCTCCTCTAGTGAATGAGTTGAAACCTAAGTTTAACGCCATATTTTTATTATTTTGGAAAGCACCATAATTAGCACCTCCAGCAGCATAAGCTCCTTGAGCAGCTAATAAATCATCAATATCTAAAGATAGATTGATACCTGAATACATAGCGTATTCTTTAGCACCTCTATATTTATCTAATGATTTAATGATCGCATCAAAGTCCGCCATTGTAATAGAAGCAGATCCTAAGTCCATAGACTGTCCATCTGTTTCGATCCAAGGAAGTAAACCTTGAGTTCCTCTAAGAGTTGAGTTACTAGCAGCGTTACTTCCACTTTTAAAAGTAGTAGTAGTAGCTTCTAGAACAGTATTCGTAATATCCTCTCCCATCATCATCATGATTTCAGAGTAATCTAAAAATCTCTTATAAGTATCTGATTCACCTTTTAAGTACCATACATATCCTGATCCCATTTTTTCATTGTCAACTTTTACATATACAATGTTTGTAGCCTCAGAACCTGTTACTTCAAAAGATTCTTTTAAAATCATACACTTATTTTCGTATTCATGAATTAACGGAGATAAGCTATCTGGTTGTGACCCACCTTCTGGATGAGCATTACCAATAATAGCAAATTCATAATCCGTTGATGCTACTTTTGTGCCAGCACCACCAGAAGAAATTGAATACATTGTTACTTGATATGTAGCATCTACAGGCATAGTTGTTGCCGTTACATAGAACATATCTCCATCTTTATCTCTTAAGATGTCACCAGGTCTAACTGGAGTGTATTCAAGATCACCACCCGCAAAGTTAGAAGTATAACCTCCTGCAACAAGAGTCATTGTTACTGATCCTGTTCCTGGAGAAGTGCCAGGGAATTGCCCTGTTACACTATTATGTCTGAACGCCTCTTCATAGTGTTCAAACGTAGTATTATTTGACGGTGCTTTTGAGCCCATCAATTCAAGAAGTCCTGTAATCCCTTGATCGCCATAACGCTTAACAAGTTTTTCAGAAACGTCTCTTTTTCGTAAAGAGTTCGTTGTTAAATTACTTACGTAGTTCTCATTGGTAGCAATTTGAACCGCAGAAGGTTTAACATGAACTTCTCCACCTAAACTTACCGTTGCCATATTATTATGTTTTAAATTATTAAATTATTGTTTATCTATTCCATAATGACCCCGTTCCTCCATTTATCTGATCATCTAACTGCTCAATAATAGACTTCTTACTTGACATATCACCCCTAGGCTCGTTATTAAACGATGGATTTTTAATATCCTTTATCACCTGCTCGGTGCCTTTGGACCTATATTGACTTGCAACACTTCTTATGATGTCTTGAAAATTATCTAAAACAAACATATCAATGTTTAATTTATCAAAGTTCCAGTCGCCTGTTTTGTTTACATATCTATCGAAAAAATTATTAAGGTTAGAATTTGATTGAACTAAACTTTCTTTATGTTTATCATTTAGTTGAAAATCAAAAACGTCCCCCCTATCATTTATTTCAAAAGATAAAGACTCTACATCATTAACTTCAGTCTTCATGTTATTAAGCCAGTTTTCCCTTATTTGATTTGCCTCCTCATTACTCATGCCTTTATTTTGTTGAGGCATTCTGTATTGTTCTTGCAAATTAAGAAGTTCTTTTCTTGCATTAATAACATCTCTTTTAAGCTCAATCTGTCCAAGCTTACTCTCAGTTTCATTACCATTTTTATCTCCTAACTTGTATTTAGAGGTAATTAATAAATTAACTTCCTCAGTTGTAAGATCAGGGTTATTTTGTTTCATATAAACCTTCATTACATCCTCATTAGGCATTTTAGTGTAATCAATCGTTTGAGTTCTTAGGTAGTCAACAATAGACCTCCCAGTATCACCTACAAACTTATTCATTTGTGCTATCTGTTCGTTAGCAAAATTAAGCTCTTTAGGTGAGAGAGCACTCTTAGCTTCATCAACAGACTTAAACTCTGTGCCGAACTGTTCGTTCATGTATGCAACAAAGCCCTCGTTTATTTCTGAGGCATTAGGTTGTTGTACCCTTTCTTGTACAGGTTGATTTCTAGATTCAGTATTTAAAGAACGATCATTATTTTGTTCTACAGGACTTTCTGTTTTCACAGGCGTTTCCTGTTGTATTTGTTGTGGAGTTTCTTGAGTAGCCTCTACTGGTTGTTCTGGTGCTGGAGCAGGTGTTGGTGTTGGTTCTGGTGTTGTTAAATCAACCACCTCAGCAGCTTGTGAATTATCATTAGATACTACATCACCGCTTAATTGTTCTGCGATGATTTCTCCCATTTCGTCACTCATAATAAATTAAATTAAATTAAACAATATTTTCGCAAAAGTAATTCTTTTATTTTTTAAAAACAAAGTTTTACTTATATATTTTCACTTAAGCACCTCTAGGAGGTCTCTGAGGCCCTCTTCTCATCATTGGTGGAGGTCCTTGTGGAGGCCTTTGTGGAGGACCTTGTGGTCTTCTTGGAGGGGGGCCTTGTGGTCTCCTTGGTGGAGGTCCTTGTGGTCCCATTCCCATAGGTGGTCTTCCTCCTGGCATAGGCGGTCTTCCTCCTGGCATAGGTGGTCTTCCTCCTGGCATTAATGGCCCTTGCATTCCTACTGGTTCAGGTTTGGGTGGTATTTGTTTAAAAGAGCCTGTGTTTATTTTTGGAAGAGCCATATCCCCAAGTGAATCAGGATCTTCTATTGGTGGTGCGTCACCCTTTCTTTGTTCTATCATTCTTGATTGATAATGAGCACTCTTTTCTATACCAGCTTGTTTAGAGTCCCCTTGTATCTTATGCCCCGCAACCTTAGCTTGATTTCCTAAATGTATCTCATTCATTCTTCTATTATGAGCAGCTTCCTCAAGTTGTCCTTTTAACTGAAACTCTAACTGCATTCTTTGGGCTGATATTTGAGCCTCTGCTTGCATTTTTTGTATTTCTATTTGGGCTTCCATCTGCATTTCTTGTTGCTTTGCTTGAGTTGCGGCCATAACAGATTGTTGTTGTTGTTGAGCATTTGCTTGAGAAGCAGCTTGTTGCATCGCCATTTGTTCTTGTTGATATTTTTTTCTTCTAAGAATAAGAAGTTGATTAGCTAATTTTACATTATTTATATCCCTAATCATAATAGCATCCTCAACCCTAAGCTCTTTTTGGGCCATTGAAACTTGTATATTTTGTTCTAATCTAGCTTTTTCTTCTTCATCAGGAGCTATCTCTATAGATATACCAAAGTCTTTAGTAGCAACATCTTTATTTATTCTTATAGTTTGAATAACAGCACTACCCAAAGCTGATATATACCCATCAATAGGTTTATCGTACTCCACTATATCTTGTAATTTTAAACATATAGAGTCTGCTAATTTTTTTACTATTTTTAAATACCCATCATTTACACTTCTTGTTGCGTTATTAGAAGCTAATAATTGCATTTTTTGAACACCAACCAAAGCCTCGCTAGAAGGTTTTGTTCCGTCCCTAGCTTCATTAACACCTGTTACGTCTCTAATCATTTGTAGATTATGTTGATATATTTGTATCAACTGCATCATGTCTCTACCTATACCATTTTCTAGCTCTTGTATAGGAGCTGCGTTAGCTGCCATACCTTCATCATCCATTCTTCTGTAATATATATTACCAGTTTGATCAAATATTTCTTGAAGCTCCATTGGTGTAAATGTCCCACCATCTCCTTTAGAAACATTCTCTAAAGACCCTACCTCAAAAGCCGCACCCTTTGGTCTAGCTTTAGCCATAACCTGTTGCATTTTTAAATGAGCTAACTGTATTTGGTCTCCAAAAGGAATCATTCTTTGAACTAAAGAAACATTCTGCATTTTATGAATATTTGGGGTATACACCATATAAGATAAAGAAACCTCAGAAAGGTTTGATTTTTTTCTAGACATGTTTTTAGCAAGACCATAATCAAAAATATAATCTGTCCCAATTATATACTTACCGCTATAAACAACCTTAACTGTATTTCTAATAACCTCTCTTTTACTTTTTGATTTTTTAGGTTTTTTGTAAGCATAACCTCTTTTATTAACTGTATATCCACCATATTTATTATCTTTCTTCTCATACTTCATGTCATAGGTAGATATAAACTCCGCATCCATTATTTCTATTGAAAATTTATCATACTCATGATTATAATCACCTATTCCAGAAAACCTACCATTATTCATATAGTCAGTATCTTCAGTTTTTTTAGCATAATTTTCTGCTATATCTTTATATTCATCTTCTGTAAATTGATCTCCAGCCATTTGTTTTAACTCAGCTATAGAAATTGTATAAACCTCTCCTGCGTGCTGTATATTTTTATAATCAGAATAATTTGTGTGAGAGGTAACTAAATTAGCTGGATCAACATATCTTATTTTTATTCCATAAGATGGATCTATATAAGTCTTTATAGAAGCTGTTCCTATAACAACCATGTCTCTAATTAACTTTCTTTTCATCTCTTCAAAATCATTTTGTTGCATAACAAATGTGATTCCGTTTTCTATAGCTATTTCTTGTGCTTGTTTGTAATTTAAAGACATGAATAATTTTATTTCCTCATAATCCTCTGCTACAAATCCAGGTTTATTGTAATTTTGACCCGTAGCTTGAGACATTTTAGCTTTTGCGGGTGCAGATAACATGTCTGCTAACATTTGTTTAGCATCTTTTCTTCTAACATCAACAGATAAAGGATCAATAGCGTTTGCTTTTACAGTATGCTCTTGATTTATAATACTACCACAAACAACATCAACAAACTTAGGTATAATAGAAACAGGTGTCCAGTCTATATTCATATAAGAACTATCCCCTTGCACATCTAATAAATCTTTATACTTACCAACACTTTGAGTTCCTTCAGCATAAGACCTCATTTTTTCAAACCTTCTTTTTCTATCCTGGTAGTTCATTTGACTGTTATTTTTCCAGTCATGATACATTCTTTTAAAATACTGAAGTCCGTATTCGTTTTTAGCTTTATCTTCGTTGCTTACAAAAATGGTTGGATAACCACCTATAGTTTCAAATTCTTTTTTCATCTATATTCTCTTAGATATTAATCCTGAATTATTATATTTTTTTATAAAGTTAATACTTATTTTCTTAACCTTTTTTATTGTAACATGTTTTTGGGCAGCTAATAAAGCTAAGCTTGAGGCTACAGTGGCATCATACTTTGTTCTATTATCTGGTTCAAAACGACTCCAATCATCAAGTAGTCTATTAAAATAACACCTACCCATCTCCATTGTTTCTAAATCAAGTATACCTATATAATCATACACATATGAAGCTATTGCTTCTGTTTGTGCATTCAATACAGCTACACCCGTAGAAGGTATTCCTTTTGTTTTTTGTTTTCTACTACTATCTGTATGGGTTGATTCTGGCCTATCCATTAGGTACTCATAATAACCTCTTCTTTCAAAGTATTTTATAATACCTATTTTATTATTCTCAACCAGTATCGGACACCCATAAAAAACACAAGTCTTAAGAACGTCTTCATAAAACATTTCTGCTTTAGGAGGTCGTGCTATATACTCGCAAACAAAAACATTAGAGAAATCATCCATCATTGTAAACTTCTTATAAACATAACACGCTGCATCTGATCTTCTACCATCTGTTGTTGTGTCATGATCATAAGGGTCACATCCTGCAACCATCTCTATATCATTTCCTGGGCATTTTTTAACACCCTTCATTTTTATATTATTTCTCCTTTCCTCTGGTGGTAACCAAGATATTCTCCACCTACCTGTAGATCCTGGTTTCCAAACAACCTTTGTATCTTTAATACCATCCTTCCATATAAAATCACCCTTAACAATTAATCCATCTGACTCTTCGTTATAATCCATTTGTTGATATATTCTTTCTACATCAAAAGGACTATGTCTTGAGTCACTTCTAAAAGCCTCTTCAACCGTAAAAGGTCTTTGTCTTTTTTCCTCAGAAAGCTTGGTAGTATTTTTCTTATAAGCCTCTCTTACATTCTGAAGATATTCTTTAGCACCAATATTTTTACCTATAAACCTAGCCTGCTCTTTTGTTGGTGTATTAATAACAGACATTCCATACTCATCTATAAACCCTTCGTATCCATCATAAGCTGGAGTAAAATAACTATACATTCCAGATCTAGTTCTTCCGTTAGCATCTCTTTCTTCTATACTGCTATCATCCCATATATTCTTAAATCTTTCTCCACCTGAGTCAGCCATTTCATTCACGGTGGTAGGCATAAAACATTTTCCTATAATCTTATCTCCTAATGTTAAACAGGATCTAACAACTTGCCAATTCTTTTCCACGTTAGCGTCTACCCATTTTCCTCCCTCATCACATAAATACCTAACTAACTTAACAGAGTCATAAGAATTATCCTTTGTGTTTCTCCAATCTATCTTACTATTTAAAGCCTCTGACTTAACAATCTTCTTATAGTTTTTAGATATTTTTTGTCCTGGAGCATTAAAACTTAATGTACTCTTCGGGTTATCACTACCATCTATAATAGGTTGGAAGAAAAAAGGAAGGTGCCTAAACATATAAACTAATTTATCAGTAAATAATGATTTAGCATCCACACCTGTTTTACTTATAATCCCACCATGTGAGTTGTACCTAGATGTTATTTCGTGTAACAACATAGCGGCTCCTTTATAAGAAGCACCCTCTCTACGATGTTTTACCATAACCATTCCAAAACACTCTGGATCGTTTTTACATATTTCCCAAAAAACAAAGAACCTTCTATCCCTATCTCTATATTGAGGATAACCAATATCTAACTTACACCAATTTAAGTAGTAGTAATGCTCTCCTGTTATATAAGTAGGTTTTCCATTATTCATAAACCAAACCCCACCCCTTCTTCTTTCAAATTCTTTGTTTATAAATTCTGAATGATTAGCAGCAGTTTCTTCTGAAAGTGTATCTGGCATTTCTGTTCTCCTCCACTTTTGATCTTTCTTTTTTAGATCAGAAAAAAGAATATCCTTTTTCTTTGGTTTAGGAGGAAGTTTAAAATACAATCCATTTACTCTTATTTTTCCTTCCATAAGAAATTTTTACCAATTATGCAAATATAGTAAAATAAATTGTACTCTCTATTTTTTAGCGTATTTTTCTGAGAAGCCAGCTTGAAATGAATTTTCGTCTTTATCTATGTCTTGATCAGTATCCTCTCCTTCTATTTGTTTTTCTATCTTATTAATAGATATTAAAATTTCCTGTGCGTCCATAAAGCACTCTTTCTTTGCTTTCATGGCGTTTCTAGCCTTATCGTCTTGTAATTCTGGGTCTATAGGTTTTTTAACTTCTTCAAGCAAAAGATCAAATGCTTGTTTACCCGATTCTATTAGCTCTTCTAATCTTCTTTTTACGTCTAAGCTTCTCATTTTTCTTAAATTTTAATAATTCTGAACATCGTTCATACATTTCTAAGTCTTCATAATATTTTATCATAAGGTCTAGGATGTCGTTGAATATTGAGCTTCTAAGATCTTTTTCGCTAACCACGTTCCATAAGATATAAGGAACTTCACTTGAATCTAGTATTTCATCTAACGATTTCTTACCCATAATAAGGTCATATGAATTTTCCATACATACGTCTAAGATTTCGTGATCTTCCATACTATTTTTCTATTTTAGCTAATATATCAAAATTTCTCATCCTCATCAACTTTTCGCCCATAATATTCATACTATACTCTGAATTTTCCGAAAAAACCACCTCATCACCCTCTTTTACTCCCAATTCTTTCATTCCTTTATTCATATGTCTTATATATCCACGAAGCTCTATTTCTTCCATGTGAGGCTTTATTACTATGCCTGATTCAGTTGTAAAGTCTTTTTCGTCTTCCATTTTTTGTTCTACAAGATTCCAGTGGTACAACATTTTTAATTTACCATTTCTAAGCCTACAGTAAATGTCATTCCAGTGGATTTTATACACAAGTTCTTGTTCATAAAACTTAACCTCATTCTCTTCTTGTGTTAAAAAGTGATGACAATAAACTATGTCCCCTTTTTTTATATCAAAATTTATTCCATTAGGAAGTGCACCTGGAGTTTCTACCACAACGCCATGTTGCCTAGCTAAAAACAGTGGGTCAAAACTGGTGTCTATCACTAACTCTGTATCCCCAATACTTGTAGTATCTTCGGTTTTCTTTTCTACCTTAACAAAAAAATAATCTTTTATTGGCCTCATATATTATTGCACTTCGTAGTGTTCCCTTTCTTCAACATCAAACTCTATAGCTGTTGGTTGATCAAAGAACCTTTTCCAAGGTCTTGAGAAATCATCTCCGTTTGTTTTTATATATACATCATAAACAACTTGTTGGTGTTTAAACCATGCTGCCTCATCTTGTATTATAGCGGTTACTTCTACAGTTCCCCCTAACATTTTTTGACCAACTTTATAAGTTAATCCTTGTTTTAAGTCTCCTATTGTTATTTTTCTTATTATAGGATTTATTGATTCAATTTCCATTTTCTTCTTTTTTTTCTGAGTAGTAAAAGTCTAAATCGTCTACCGTACCCATTGTTCTACCATTTATTGTCACATAACCACCATTCTCAATAATTTCTTTTTCTGAGTTATACTCCTCGTCTTTTTCTATTATTAAAGCAACTTTATAAAGAATAAGATATCCTATTAAGTCAGATATAGTATCTTCTGTTTCATCGTTAACCCCTACGTTTTGTATACGCATAAGTTTATCATCTATTCTTGATCCTAATGATTCAAAAACATCTCCCTTTGAAAATACACTTGATGGATTTAGAGCGGAATCTCCGTAGTCTCTATTTTTTTTGATAAGTAGATTTTTAACGTCTTCACAGACCTTCTCGATTAGTTTTTCGGTTTTCATATTGTATTAAATTAAATTTCCACCAATATAGTAAAAATTTTTTATTAATACAACTAGGCAATAACCCTACTAATTCTTTCGTAAAATATGCGAATTGATTTTTGTGCCGTAGCTAAAGTTTCTACACCAATATAAGGCTTTAAAACTATTCCACTTGTTATGGCTAAAGATTTTGTAGTAGCAACGCTTTGTGTAGCACCCCCCGCTGTAGATGAGGTAACCGCCCCATATTGAACGTCATTAACAAATACAGATGCTTGTCTATTTATATCTATTTCAACTCTTAATCTATAAACAGTATCTGCCGCAACCGCTAAGCCTAAATCTGTTATATAATCAGTTCCTCCAACAGAGTAAACAAAATGTAAATTAGCGTTTGTTGTTAAAGCCCCTTGAGTATCATCTGCTGAATATAAAAAATAAGCCTGATCAGAATCTGTTGCATAAGCAGCGTCATTAGTTTTCTTTATACCAGCCCAAAAAGAAGCATCTGCTATAGAAGATCCCGTTTGAATAGCACACTCCCATGTAACTTGTTTTTGTGTTAAAAAATGATCAGAGTCCCACATAGTTTGATTGGCATCTGTGTGAGGTTGTACAATTATTTGATCATTAGCTGTATTGTGGGTTGTTATAAGTATTCCCCCATAACCCTCTGCACTATTATCAAACCTAACAGTCGCACTAGCAACATCAGTTCCGTCTAATTCAAAATCTTTATTTGCTGACACATAGCTAGCTAGAGCTGTAGCGTTATCTGCATCAGGGTCTATAACTAAAGTTCCATTAATTTGTGGTAATCTTTTAAAATATTCTTCTAATTCTATTCTTTGTGTACTTTTACTAAAAGATCCAGTTCCTGTCATCTCTAAAGATCCATTAACCACAACTTTTTCATTTTGCGTATCAACTTTAAATAAACCTGTGTTACCACTCTTACCCACTTTAAAGGCACTGGTATCAGATCCTAAAGAAAAGTTTGCTGTTCCAGAAAAGTTACCAACATGTAGTGTTGATGTAGGAACCGTATTATTAACACCAAAATATGTACTATTTGTATATATCTTATTATTATTATCCTCTATAGCCATATAAGTGTTATTGCCTGGGGAAATAACATCTATATCTCCAAGCTTTACATTATAAGCACTGTTTACATCTCCTATATAGAACTTATCATATCCATCTGAGTTTTCTACTAACATAGATTTAGTAGAGGTTCCTATAATATGTAGGTTTGCTGAGGGAGTAGAGGTTTCTAAAACATTAATAGCTGCACTTCCTGATATGTGTATCGAGCTTTTTCCTAAATGAATAGCACTTTTTGTTCCATCACCATCCTCTATTCTCGTTGGTGTAGAAGAATTAAATCCTGTTGTAGCCTCTGTTTTTATTAAACTTTTATAGCTATCTTTTATTTTTGTTCCTGTTAATGAGCTCATATTATTTTGTTTTTATGATATACCGTGCTTACTTATTAAATAATCCTCTACTTTCTTACGATCTGCGTCTGCGTGGGCCTGGTCATAAATAATGATTTCACATATTACTCCCCCAAAATATAAACCCGCTGTAGGGCCTTTTGCTCCAATATGAAAATGCACATCAGTATCATTAGCTGAAAGATCAACATTTAAATTAGTGTCTAAAGTAGATTCGTCCCCAGTAACAGTAGTGCCACCGTCAGAACTATCCCCATTCCTATAAAGATTTGGGGCAGCCGCCTTTATTGACGCTGTCCATAATTCTTTATTAGTTGTAATGTTTTGGCCGCTATTCAGGTATATATTATCTCTAAGGCTGTTGTTTTGGCTATGCCACTGCCATCTATCAGTAGTGCTGTTATCGTCTATATATATAGTCATTCTATCATTAGCATCATCCCCTGATAAGTGAAATAAAGTTCCGTCAGCCGAAACGGATGTAGAGGCACAATCTGCCACAATAAACACATTCATGGCCCCACCATTTAAAGTTGTATCAGAGAGTTTGTTAGTATCAACATTACCCAACGCTTTGTTTGATAGAAGATGTTGATTAGCTGTAAAAGATGCTCCATTAGCAGATGCATTATATGTTGGCCTATCAGCCTCTGTTTGCATTTGTGTAAACACACCTATTGCGGTGCTTCCTACAAGGGGATAGGCCTTGTTTTCTATTCTATATATCTTGTCTAAATTAGAAGTAACGTTAGTAGATCCAGCATCTGTATACATAGTGCTTAAGTCTGTAAAGTCATACCACGTAACCAGCTTAGCAAGGTCACCTGGAGAGAATGGAGCTGCTCCAGAATTAGAAGTTATACTGTTTCCTAAACCTAACATACTTATATATTATAATGGAGCGTAGTAACATATGCAACCACCACTATTTAATTCAACATGATCCCATTTTCCATATATAGTAACTCCTGTTTTAAAGGTGTGAGAAGTGGTTACGTCTGTAGAATTTGCTGACGCTCCAAAACCACCTGTTGCGTGATCATGATCATTTTCTGCTGTAACCGTACTTATTGATCTTATATCTCCTCCTAAGTTTTCTAGTTTTTGAAAAGTAGTATCTTCGCACATTGTGATTGCACAAATAAATACTTTTGTAGAAGACTCTAAATTGATTAAATCTCCATCACCATTTAAGTAACTTGATCCGTATTGACCGAAAGCAGCTTCCGTTGCTTTTGTTCCTGATAATGCCATATTATTATTTTTTAAATTTAATGATTCACAAATATAGGTAATTATTTCCAATATAAGAAATATTTGTTTATATTTGCTGTACTATAATTTAATTCAATGCAAATAGACCTAAAGAGCTGTCTAAAGAATTACAGAAAAATACTGTTTTCTTTTAGAGATCATTATAAGTTAAAAGTTTCTGATCTTGAGTTCTTGTTTTTTATTTATGATTTAAGGTACTTTACTGGTACTACTATAAAAAAAGACTATCAATGCTCTTTAACCTTTATAACCAGAAACTTACCAGATCTAGTAAAAAATGGTTATATTAGTATATATTTAGAAAGATCACACAACAGGGCGAGGAGATATGTTATATCACAAAGAGGTAAGATTGTTGTGACAAAATTTTGTACCGCATTACAAGAAGAGGTACTTATAAAAAACTTATTAAAATGAGATTAAAAAAGAAATCACAAAACAAATACTCTAAAGGAGGGAGACCAATGGTCTACGCACAGGACGTTACTCAAGTTCCTAGTGACACGGACAGTAGTTATTATGAAGATACTCAAATAGCAGCAGAACGTTCCGCTCATGATGCTTTTGCTTCAGCAACAAACTTACAGCAAGCAGATGATGGGACTTGGACTCAAGATCCAGTTTCTCAGTTTGATCCGTCTGATTTATATGACCCTAGTATGGGTGGTGTTGGTGCTAGTTCGCACTATGTTACTGGAGCTGGTGGTCCTAAAGAAGATAGGTTGTGGTATGATCAAGAAACGGGTCAACTTGATGTTTTTCAAACTACTTGGCAAAATACGGGTGAATATCATATAGACGACCCTAGATACATGAAATCTTTAGGGGGTTGGGGTGATCAAATGAGCTTTAACCCACAAAAAGAACATTGGATGCACCAAATGCCACATATTTCTGGAACTGGATTTGAAGAAGGATCACGTGAGCAAAGTAAAATAGGTGGAATGAATGTTCACACATATAATCAAATATATAGAACACTTGGTGGTGGCGTTGGAACTGAAATGACTTCTACTGAAAGTGCAAACATGCTTGAAGAGTGGTACAATAATCCTTCTGGAAACTTTGATTACCTTTTGCCAGATCCAGATAATAAAAATGATAGATATAACAAGATTACATTGGGTGATAATGGGGGTTCTTTAAGTAGAACGATAGGAAGAGCTCATAATCAGGACCCAGAAAAAAATCCATATACCTTTAGACCAAGTCAAAATGCTGTTAACAGTATGAACTCGATGTATCAACAGGCTTTCCAAAATGAAGACCTTGGGTATATGTTGGATCATAGAAACACGTTTTACCTGGATGCAGATGGTAATATGGGGGACTCTTATGTGGGCCAGGATGGTACTTCGAGAGGGGTATCTCCAGCCGCCAGGGATTTAATGAATAAGTATTTAAATGACATGGCCTTTCAACAAAGAGCTTTAGAGGGCGTGGATAAGGAAGAATTAAAAAATGTAGGTAAGCAACCTTCTATAGAAAAAATTGAACATAAAGGACCTATTAGTCCAACTGGGGGAGAAACAGAACTAGAGCTTGATATGTCAAAAAGAATGAATGTTCCTTCTTTTATAGAGCAAGAAGATGATTTGGAAGGAGTTATGGGAGAATGGTCTGATGATGAATTGGCGGAGTTAAACAAAGGTGGTGGGGAACCTGGTGATAAACCTGGTGATAAAAAACCTAAAAAATTAACTCAAGAAGAGTGGGATGCGATGTACACATTTATAGGTGATGAAGAAGGTGATGGTGGAGGAACAGGAACGGGAACAGGAACTGGTGGTGATACAGGTGGTGATGCTGGTGATGCTGGTGATGCTGGTGATGCTGGTGATACAGAGGTAGTAACAGGAACACAAACTATTGAAGAGCAAAAAGAACCTGTTGCTGAGGAAACGGAGGCGTTTACTATAGGAGGAAATGAGTATGAAAGTGAGGAAGCGGCTATGGAAGCACTTAAAGGAAAACCTCAAAGTCAGCTTAGTGAAGAAGAGCGTGCCTTTGTTAAAGGAATTAAAGGTCCACAAACTCAAAGTGGTAAAAAAGGAATGAGGGTAAATAAATACTCTAAAGGAGGTAAAATTAATAACTACTCCAAGGGTGGTTCTATAAAATTAAAAAAGAAAAAGAAGTAAATTATGGCAACAAGTATATTTGAACAACTTATTAATTCAGGAATTGATATAACTGAATTAGATAAACTTATGAAAGAGTCTGAAGATCCTACAGCTGAGGGTAGAAAAAAAAGAAAAATGTCTGTTGAAGACATACTTATATATGACTGGGAACAAATGTCAGAAGAGGAAAAGGCTGAGGCTGCTGCAAGTGTAGGTCTTCCTGTTAACGAGGTGGATAATAGATTAAGGGAAAAAAGCGTTGAAACTAAAATGGAGTTTCAAAATACTGATAAATATAAGCATATACAAAAGTCTGCTCAGGCTATAATGGACGAGTTTAAGGGTAAAAACCTAGAGGGAAATAAGAATTGGGATCGTGATATTACAATGTTTGAAGATGCTTATGGTAAGGAAAACGCTGATAAATTAAGGGAGTTAATGAGGCCTGATGTTGATTCTCATGTTTCTGCCCCAGAAGGTTCTACCTCTACTATATCTAATATAATGCCATCAGCAGATGAGATTAACGCCCTTATTGATGAGAAGGCAGAGGAAAAGAAAAATAATACTGATCTCGATTTAACCGAGGAATTAAAAATTGTTGATGAGTTTGATGCTCAACAAGAAAGAAATCAATCTGGGTCTAGCGATATTTTTGGGGATGGGTCACCTACAACAGAAGAAGAGGGGATTGAGGTATTAACTGATGATTTTGCAGACACTCCTTTACAGTTCATACCATCACCAACAGAGGGTTCTGATGAAGCAGTGAGCGAGATGCTTGAAGATTTAATAATGGGATCTGAAGCTGGGAGTGGTGCAGCTACTGTGTTTTCTGATTCAGAAAGTAGTGAAGTAACTGTTCCGTCAGGGACTATAGAACCACTTGAGCCAGTAGAGCGTATATACTCAGAAGATGCTGAATATACAGATGAAACTATTGGTGGTGGAGATCATGCAGATCCTTTTTCTGGAACCAATGTGGATATTTTTACGGAACCAACTGAACTAATAGAAGAAGATTTTACTGATGAAGAAAGAAAAGAGGCTCTAGAAAAAAGAGAGGAACAGGAGTTGGTTGATCAATTTATTGAAGGTAATTTACCTGAGTCTAAAGAAAAAACTAAAGTAGGTAAATTTTTACAGAAATTAGTTGGAAAAAATAAAGACAAGAAAAACAAGAGGAATAAGAAAAATAACAAAGGTGGTTCAAATGTTCCAAGTGAAGATTTTGATAATGCTGATGAATTAACTAAGTATTATAGGGGTGGTGGAAAAATAAAACCTTTTGTGACTTACTTAATGGGTGGTAAGGCTCCAAGATATGATACTGGTGGAAATGTAAATAACGATGGTGAAAACGGGCCTGATTTATCAGAGCTTAACAAAGTTCATCCCACAGTATTAAGACATCTTAATGAAGACTTATTCAATACAGTATATCCATCTGGTGTTATGCACGCACCATTTGAAGGAAAAGTAGGTGACGATGAATGGAATAAACAAATAGATTTGTATAACGCAATAATGGGATTCCCAGTAGGAACTCCAAAATCAAGATCACAAGGAGCGTCAACAGCACAAGGAATGTCACCAGCAGATAAACCGAGTGATAAGTCTAAAGAAGAAGAGGGTGGTTTTGACGGTTGGGAAATACTTGAAGATATGATAACAGGACCAACTGAATTTATATGGGACATTGGTAAGGCAATCTCCTCACCCTTTATATCAAAGGTCCCAAAAATAGGAGGAAAGAAAAAAAAATAAGATATGAATGAATCAATGGTTATAATAATAGAGAGCGTTAGTGACCACTCTGCTGATATGCAGAGAAATGGTAAGAACGGTGAAATGGATGTGATGGGTTATCAAACTCAAAATTTCCATGTATGCCCAGGAGCACAACGAGCTTTCGGAGATCTTGTTAGTAGAGGCCTTAGAGGAGATCAGGCAGAGATGTTAGCACAGCTGGCGGCTTTAACTGATGATTATTTAGAAATAGAAGTAAATGCTATGAACCAAGGGTCTTCTAGTATGGATTCTGTAAAAGAAATGATCGGGCTAGGAAACGCTGTATTCTACCACTTGGGAGCCCTTGCTATGGATATAGATGATGAAAGTGTTATATCTCTATTTCACTTTATGCCTGATCATATATTAAAAGTAATGCAGTTATCCTCAGAAGGAGTGGGAATGCAAGCAGAAGAAGAAGGGCCTTGTTAATCCTTTAAAGAATCTTTATACCTCTTTTTATTTTCCCTATATTGACGTTTAGCATCTAAACAACCCTCACACCTACAACCTTTTCTATATGCTGTAACAGAAGGACATGGCTTACCTATTCTTCCCCTAGAAGCTCTATAATTACAACTATCGTGTGAGAATGCTATATTATCCATGTCAAAAAACAAATGTCTAGGATCTTCTGAATCTAACCAAGGAATCTTATGCTCTATAGTAAATCTATGAATATCTTCTATCTGACATCCACACTGATAACAAAAGTTTAAATCTAACCTTTTAGCAAATGAAAACAATATAGCCTTACGAAGCCTGTTGGCTGCCGTGCCTGGATCCATTCCTAACTGTTCCTTTTTCTTCTTTTTAGAATTAGTTAATTTAGAATATTTCAATTATTTGTTTTTAGGTTTTTTTCCCTCCCTTTCCTTTTCCTTTACTACCCTTTTTCCTTTTCTTCTTTTTCTTCCAAAACATCCATGGTTTTCTTTTACTACCCTTCTCTCTAGACTTTTCCTTGCGGCCTTTATTCTTAGAAGAATCCTCTAATTCAACCCTACCACCAGTTTTATGAGACACGTCTTTACCATCACCAACTGTACCACCCAGCTCCTTATCCAACTTTTTCAACTTAACCCTGTATGGGATCAGATGTTTCTGGTACGTTTCATATTCATGTTTGTAATCTCTCTTAGACATAATGCAAAGTTATAAAAAAAAGTGAGATATGCAAGGGTGTGGGATAACTATATATTACAGGAGTTGGCGAAACACAACCAAAACGAAATTTTTTAGGGGGGTGGGGTCTACCGAAACTATAAATGCGAATCTCATTTATGTAACTATCTATCGCCCCATAGATTTTGAATATCGATTTTCAACACTCGATTGTTAAAATATTTTGTCATCATAATATATATACCGAATGTTTATTATTATTATATTTACGCACACGCACACACGCACACACATACACGCACACACGAATAAAATATTTATTAACATAGCCAAACAATTATATAATTATTTATCAACAACTATTTTGTTAATAGAATGTTAATAAACTTTTTGTTAAATCATTTGGATATATCAAACAAATTACAGCACAACAAATAAAGCGATTTAAAGCACTCAATATCTTTTTGATATAATACCATTCAGTATCGTGAGAAAGTTTATTAGACAAGTTCTCCCTCAAGAAGAAGTGTGTGAACAAGCGAATCAACTCCCCTATCAAATAAATATATTATCTGTTAAACAGATTGATACCTCTGTCCACAAATTATTATTAAATTATTTTCCTCAAGAGAATGAAAGTTTTTTACATTTTATTTGGATATTAAATATATTTGTTTTTATATTTGTGTGTACAAACAATTTAAACTATATAACTATGAACACAATAAATGAAATAAACATAGATGTTTTAGGTAACATATTTTCTGCAATAAGAATGGGTTATAATAATAATGAAATAATAGAATTTGTATCTCTTGAATTTTGTATAAGCAAAGAAATAATATTAGAGCATATAGAGTATCTATTAGAAGAAAAGGTAATTAAGAAAAAAAAGAATAAAGGTATTATAAGTTATATTCAAACTAAAAACCCAACCCCTTATGCTTTGCGACCATATGAATATGTTCCCTGTGAAGAATAGAAAAAAAATAAGTAATACTGATGAGCAAATATGCGAAACAGGGGGAAAATCCCCCTGTCTATTACAAACTATAAAACTATAAAATTATGAACACATTAGAACAATTTTTAAAAGAACAGAAAGAAGTAGAAAGATATGGACAATATCAAGATATGGTAAAGGAAATGGTAGAGGTAAGAAAGGAGAATAAAGAATTAAAACATCTGGATACGATTTTAAATGACCATATCGATGAATTAACACAGAAATGTAAAAAAGAAATAGATATGTCAGCGAGATTATTAAAAGAAAATGTAGAATTAAAAGAAGAAGTAAAAAGATTAATTGGTGGAACTAATATGATGAACGATAATATAAATAACACCTTACATCATTTAATAGAAGTGTATAACAAATGTGTTACACACCATAAAGAAATTAATAAAAGATATGGTTCAGAAATAATATTAAAACAATATAAAAGATAAGTAATACTGAGGAGCATTTAATATGCGAAACAGAGGGTTTAGGTTAGGACACAACCAACCTTATAAAGATTAAACTATTTGTCGTGTTTGATTTCCCTCTGTCTATTACAAACTTAAAAATATAACTATGAAAACTAAAAAATATATCGTAATAGATACTTGGAACGGAGAGGGGTACTCTTCTGATAATGGAACAGACATACAAGTATTTGACTCCAAAAGGAAAGCTATGAACTATGCTAAAAAAAGAGCTAACGAACAATATGCAGACAAGGTCTGGAAAGATGGTGATGGATATGTATTTGGTGTAGGAGAGTATGAAGAGGGAGAGTTTGAAGACCACGGAACATACCAAGTATTTGAATTAGATGATACAATCTATGCTATTGAAATAATGTGTAATGTAAACGAAGTAGCACTACTGACAAAAGAAATGTATAAAAAGGAATTAGAGCAGAAAGAAATACAGATAAAAGAATGTATCAAAGAATGTAATAACAATAACATCTTTAATTTTACACACGATAGAGAAGACTTTGTACAAGAAGACAAAGATGGTAACTTTTATACTGATTTAGATGACTACGATTATCAGTACAGAATACTAACTAAATAATAATACTAACTAAAAACTATAAACAAATGAAAGCAAAAGTAAAAAGACTATTAGAACTATTAGAACATAATACTCACTCACTATGGGATACCAACCTACGATATACAACTGATTGTATAATACTTGAAGATAAAGAACTAAAGGATATGGTATACGAAGAGGATACAGAAGAATCAGACTTTAAGAATCATATATTCAATGGGAATGAATTATGTAAACTAATAGAAGAGCTAAAAAAAGAAGTGTCACTGGATCCCGAATCGCTATCGCAAGACAGATTAGTATGTGTAGTTGAAAAAACTATGTACACAAGTGAACCAAAAATATTTGAAACAGAAAAGGAACTTGTGAAGTGGTTAAGAGAAG